AGAAAGAACTGCTGAAAATGCCGGTCTCCGATCTGGTGCCGTATGAGAACAACCCGCGCGTGATCTCCCCTGCAGCTGTGAACGCTTGTGCGGAAAGTATGCGGCAGTGTACCGCGCTGGACCCCATCGAGGTGGACGAGAACAACGTCATCCTCAGCGGACACACCCGCCGTCTGGCTCTGATGCAGCTCCATGTGGAAACCGCCGACGTGGTGCGCTACACCGGCCTGACGGAAGAGCAGAAACAGAAATACCGTATCCTCGCAAACAAGACCGGTGAAATGTCTGGGTGGGATTTCGGAAAACTTGAACAGGAACTGGCAGAAGTGGACTTTGGCGACTTTGACTTTGATTTCGACCTTCCTGCAGATGCAAGCAAAGAGACGCAGGTCGACGAGGACGAGGCTCCAGAAGTTGATGAAGCCAAACCTCCCAAGGCAAAGCTGGGAGATATCTGGAAGTGCGGCAGGCATTGCGTTATGTGCGGGGACAGCACTAATGCAGAAAGCGTCAAAGCCCTTATAGGGGGGGCGCAGGCAGATATGTTGCTCACGGATCCGCCTTACGGAGTGAGCTATGTCGGAAAAACGAGTGAAAATCTGCGAATTCAAAACGATTCGTTGGCCGAAGATGAATTCTTGGAGTTCCTGTCAAAAGCATTCGCTGCAGCTGATGGCGTGATGAGACCTGGTGCGGTGTTTTACATTTGGCACGCAGACAGCAAAGGACTTATTTTCCGACAGGCGTGCAAGCAGACAGGATGGGAGATTCGGGAGACGCTCATTTGGGTGAAGAACAGCATGGTGCTTGGACGGCAGGATTACCAGTGGAAGCATGAGCCTTGCCTGTATGGATGGAAAGATGGCGCAGGACATCTATGGACAAGCGACAGAAAACAGACAACCGTTCTTGATTTTGACAGACCGGTTAAGAGTGAGCTGCACCCAACGATGAAACCGGTTGCGTTGTTTGACTATCAAATCAAAAACAACACAGAAAGCGGGAATATTGTCCTTGACCTGTTTGGGGGAAGCGGGACAACGTTGATCGCCTGCGAGCAGAACGGAAGAACAGCTTATCTCATGGAGTATGATCCGAAGTACGTTGATGTCATTGTGAAGCGATGGGAAGACCTCACGGGAGAAAAGGCCGTTCTTGTAAAAGAGGTGAGCTAAGATTGGCCGAAAAGGTAAATTCGAGCAGTGGTTAGAACCGGAAGGGCTAACGCTGCTTCGCGGTTGGGCGAGGGATGGCCTCAAAGACAAGCAGATTGCCGGGAATATGGGAATTTCAGTATCCACTCTCTGCGAATGGAAAAACAAATTTCCCGAATTTTCGGAAGCTTTAAAAAAAGGCCGAGAAGTTGCGGACTACATTGTTGAGAATGAGCTGTTCGAGAGCTGCAAGACCCGCACCGTGACCGTAAAAAAGCCCATCAAACTGAAAAAGGTCATGGTGGATGGAAAAAAGCGGCTTGAAGAAGAACGCGTCGAGTATGCGGAAGAGCAGGTCGTTGTGCCGGCCAACGTGACGGCTCAGATATTCTGGTTGAAAAACCGGCGGCCTGAAAAGTGGGCAGGTGTGCCGGAAGAAACGAGGGCAGAGGAGCATGACGACGATGGCCTGCTCGAGGCTCTGAGCGCTGCCGCTGACCTCAGCCCGCCGGATGACGTGGAGATGCTGCCAGAGGAAGAGGACGACCATGCGGAAAAGTAACGGTTTTCGCTGGAAAGCCCTAAGCCAGCGGCAAAAGCAGGTCTTGAGCTGGTGGGCACCGCAGAGCACATACAGCGGCTACAACGGCATCATTGCAGATGGCGCTATTCGCTCGGGCAAGACCTTTGCCATGAGCTTTTCGTTCGTCCAGTGGGCTATGACCTGCTACAGCGGCCAGCAGTTTGCCATGTGTGGAAAGACCATCGCCAGCTTCCGGCGCAACGTGCTGGGCACACTCAAGCAGCAGCTTGCAGCCCGTGGTTACAACGTCAAGGAGCATCGGGCAGAAAACTGCATGACCGTCAGCAAGGGCGGCAGAACCAACGAGTTTTACTTTTTCGGCGGCAAAGACGAGAGCAGTCAAGACCTGATCCAGGGCATCACCCTTGCGGGCGCGTTCTTCGACGAGGTGGCCCTGATGCCGCAGAGCTTCGTCAATCAGGCCACGGCCCGTTGCTCTGTCACCGGGTCAAAGTTCTGGTTCAACTGCAACCCGGGCAGCCCGCAGCATTGGTTTTATCTGGAATGGGTACGCAAGTGCCGTTCCCGCAAGATGATGTATCTCCATTTTACGATGGACGACAACCTGTCGCTTTCCGAGGACATCAAGGCCAGATACCGCAGCCAGTACAGCGGTGTTTTCTATCAGCGTTTCATTCTGGGCCTGTGGACGGTGGCCGAGGGTCTTGTTTATGACATGTTCGACCGCAAGAAGCACGTTGTTGATGTACTTCCGGCGCTGTCTCCAAAGAGCGCCTATGTGGGGTGCGACTTCGGCACCCAGAATGCAACGACCTTTCTGCTGTTCCAGAAGCAGGCAGATGCAGACTGCTGGATCGTCACCCGGGAGTACTACTACAGCGGCCGCGAACAGAAGCGGCAAAAGACGGTGGGCGAGTACGTCACAGACCTCAAGACATGGCTGAACGGTCTCAAGCCGGAAAGGATCATTGTGGACCCCTCTGCCCTGCCCCTGATTACGGAACTGCGCAAGAATGGCTTTACCCAGACCCCCGCAAACAACGACGTTCTGAGCGGCATTCTGGACGTGCAGACCATGCTGCAGACCGGCCGGTTGAAGATCTACAAAGACTGCAAGCACACGCTGGAAGAGTTTGGCGTGTACGCTTGGGATCCAGATAAAGACGACACCGTGCTGAAGGTCAACGACCACTGCATGGACGCTATCCGCTATTTCGTGCGCACAAAGCGCCTTGTAAAACTGAGGAATTGATTTTGAGCACTGTATACACATTCCAGACCTTTCAGCAGGCGCAAGCCGCCGGGGAACAGCCTGATTTCATCCGGCGGTTCGTGCAGCAGCACTGCAGTTCCGGACCGTACAAGATGGCGCTGGACGCAGACCTGTACGATGCCCAGAAAAACCCAGGGGCTGAACGCTTCGCGCAGGCTTACGCTTTGATGCTGCAACGCCTGTCCAAAAACACAAAGCAGGATGTCCTGCACCCCGATATGGTCAAGAGCAATCTTTTCCGGCGGCTCAACAAGCAGCGGGCGACCTACTCCCTCGGCAACGGCGTAGTCTTTGCGGACGATGGCGTGGACAAGGACAGGCTGGGGCAGAACTTTGACGAGCAGATCCAGAAGGCCGGATATTTCGCCCTGATCCACGGTGAGAGCTTCGGATTCTGGAACAGCGACCATTTGGTGGTTTTCAAGCTGACAGAGTTCGCTCCCCTGTACGATGAAAAGACAGGCCTTTTGCAAGCAGGTGTGCGCTTCTGGCGGCTGAATCCTGACACGGATATGCACTATATCCTGTACGAGCTGGACGGCTTCACTGAGTACACGGAAAGCAAAATCGGCAATGTGATGAAGGAGACCGTGTCGAAGCAGGCATACAAGAGCGTGACCGTCACCACACCCGGCGGCGGGCTGGAAAGCGTGGAGGGCGAAAACTACAGCGCTCTTCCCATTGTGCCGCTGTGGGGCTCCGACCTGCACCAGAGCACCCTTGTGGGGCTGAAAGCCTACATTGACAACACCGATTTGGTGCTGTCCGGCTTCTGCAATGACTTGCAGGACTTTTCGCAGATCTACTGGCTGTGCGAAAACTTCAACGGCATGACCGATGACGAGCTGCAGGAGTTTCTCGTCAAGCTGAATCTGTACCACATTGCAGGTGCAGACACCAGCGAGGGCGGAAAGATCACCCCCTACACCACCGAGATCCCCGTGACGGCCCGGCAGGCTCTTTTGGAGCTGCTCCACACCCGGGTGTATGAGGACTTCGGCGGTCTGGATGTGCATTGTGTCAGCGCGGACAGCACCAACGACCATCTGGATGCAGCCTATGAACCGCTGAACCAGAACGCAGACGACTTTGAGGCGCAGGTCAAGCCATTCATCCGGCAGATCTGCGCACTGGCTGGCTTTGACAACGCTATGCCGGCATTCAACCGCAGCAAGATCACCAACACGGCCGAACAGGTCAGCATGGTGATTTCCGAGGCCGCCATCATCGGGCAGGACATGGCCATTGACCTGCTGCCAAACCTGACCCCGGAACAAAAGGAGCAGGCCAAGGCCGCGCTGATGGCCGAGAGCGCAGCACGGGAGACCGTGAACGAGGAGGAAGACACCGATGAAAAAAACCAGCAAAATTTATGATCCTCTGGGAAGATTGATCGATGTGATGCTTTTTGTCGCTGATTTTGCCATTGTGGCTGGGTGCTTTCTGGCCGTTGCGCAGGCGATTGGCTTATGACCGACCGTGACCGCATCTCTACCCGTCAACTGAACCGCCTGCGCCGCCGTATCCTGCGGGTGTACGGCACTGCCCGCCAGGAGATGCAGGAGCAGCTGACTGAGTTTCTGGCAAAGTACAAAGCGCTGGACGAGCACAAACGGGCGCAGCTGGATGCAGGCGAGATCACCGAAGAGGATTACCGCATCTGGCTGCAAAATCAGGTCTTTCAGTCAGATTTGATGCGCCAGAAGCTGGACGGCATCACCCAGACCTGCACCACAGCCCAAGAGACGGCCTACAAGCTGGCTCGGGACGAGCAATACAACATCTTTTCCTTTGGCGCAAACTGGGCCTTCTACGAGCTGGAACAGGCCGCAGGCGTGACGTTCGGGCTGACCCTGTACAACACCGAAGCGGTCAAGCTGCTGCTGAAAGAGAACCCCCGCATGGTGCCAAACAAGCGCATTAAGAGCGAGAGCAACCGCACCTATGACGCACGGGTGTTCAACCGCTACGTCATGCAGGGCATCGTGCAGGGCAAGAGCGTCCACGACATCGCCGTGCAGGCCGTCAACGGCATGGCTGACACGGAGATCCACTGGGCCATGAACAACGCCATCACAGCCCTTACAAGCGCCCAGAACGCCGGGGCATTGCAGCAGATGCGCAACGCCCAGGCTTTGGGCATCGAGGTCAAAAAGCGCTGGAACTCTACCCACGACTACCGCACCCGTGAAATGCACCGTCTGCTCGACCAGCAGACGGCAGAGCTTGACGAGCCTTTCAAGGTCATGGGCTATGAGATTCAGCGCCCCGGCGACCCCAACGCCGCCCCGGAGATGGTATACCACTGCCGCTGTGTGCTGTCCTCTGCACTGGGCAAGTACCCCCGGCAGAACGCCATGCAGCGAGACAATGTGACCAAAGAGACCACACCCGTCATGGATTACACCGAGTGGTATAAATCCAAGGGCGGCAAAGAGAAAGAGCAAATGTGGTGGGCAGAAGAGCGCAAGAGAAAGAGGACAAAAAAATGAATTCTGCCGAAAATTTCGAGAATCTTGCAAAGGCATTTTACAATGCCGGCGGACCGCTAAAAATTTCGAAGAAGCGATCAGTAAGGCTGAAAAGGCAGCGAACCGGCCCGATTGGCCGAAAACTTATTTTGAACGCAAGAGAAAGAGGAAGATTGCAAAGCATGAAAAATAAGAAGTTTGGGATTGTTGTAATCAACGATGACTTTTTCTTGAACTTTTGCCGTGATTTTAAGCCCCCGTGTGGTTACATTAAGCCAAAACACGCGCGGCCTTCCTACGGAAATGGCGCAAAGCCGCATGGAGCACACAAACGCCTTATTAGGACAATGGAAGGAGTCAGAAAAAGAATGTCTTGACGTTGGGCAGAGCAGGAGGAAGAAAGGGAAGATGCCGATGAAATTTGAATACGACATAAAATTCACCGACAACACCCCGCGGCTGCATGAAGCTCTGAACTCATGGACAGAGCGGGTGCTGACCATATGGGGCATGAAAGTGCAGGACTACGCCCAGCTGCTTGTGCCCACCGGCGCAGAGAACAGCACCCATATTGAGGGCTACGTGGGCGGCGCGCTCAAGCAGAGCCTGACCTACGCCGTAGACCTTGCAAAAAAGACCGTGACCATCGGCAGCAACCTGTTTTACAGCGTCTATGTGGAGCTGGGCACGGGCGTTCACGCCACAAACGGCAACGGACGCAAAACGCCGTGGGTCTGGAAGGACTTCAACGGCAAGTGGCACTTTACCCGGGGCATGAGAGCAGCCAACGAGGGCAAAGGATTCCTCCGCCCGGCGGTGGAGGAGCACATCGAAGAGCTGCGAGAGATCGCAGTGGAAGAAGGAAACAAGGAGGCATAAAAGCATGACAGAACTTGAAATTTTGAGCGCATTGCTTGAAGTTGCTGCGAAAAGGCAGATGGAAGCCGATGAAGCATATCACAAAGCCGCCGAAGAGGTGGAAAGCATAAAGGCAGAAATGGTGAGAGTAAAAAACAAGCGAGAAAAAGAACTTGATGCTGTTGGTGAGTTGCTTTGCAAGGGAAGAACGGCACGAAAAGAACTTCAAAAAATTTGCGATGTTGCGTACGGCAATGAAGCCAAAATCAAAATTTTGGTGCATCTTCCAGCTTCTGAGCTTAACGATACAGATTTTCAGCTATACCTCTAAAATTTAATACTCAGCGGTTGGCGCACAGCGTCAGCCGCTTTTTTATGCCGTTTTAGCTCAGTCTGGCAGAGCACCGGACTTTTAATCCGGGGGCCGTGGGTTCAAGCCCCGCAGGCGGCACCACACCGGCAGCACGTCCGGCAAATAACTTATTGCCAAGCATGGCAGCCCGAGCAAGGGCAGAAAGGACTATTACATGGCACTCAAAAGAGCTGACATCCGCACGATTCTGGAGAACCCCGAAACCTCCAACGATGACAAGGTCGAAGCCATTCTGGACGCCCTGCACAAGGAGACGGACGGACTCAGAAACCAGCTGGATGAAGAAAAAGCAGCCCGCACACAGGCCGAAAAGGACCGGGACGCAGCCAACGGCGGCAAGCAGGCCGCTGAAAAGGCGCTGACCGACTACAAAGCCCAGCAGACGGCAGCAGCCAGCAAGGCGGCCAAGACCGCTGCATTTAAGCAGCTGCTCAAGCAGGCGGGCGTGCTGGAAAAGTACATCGACGACATTGCCGACGACTCCAAGAAGGGCGACGAATTTGCCGCCGGTCTGGAACTGGACGCCGACGGCAAGGTAAAAGACGCCGAAAAGCAGCTTTCCAGCATCAAAACCACTTGGGGCGGCAAGATCGCCACCACCAAAACCACCGGTGCAAAGGTGGACAACCCGCCCACAAGCTACGCCGGTACTTCTCCCGAGGATTTCAAAAAGATGAGCCTTGATGACCGCATCAAGCTCAAGAACAGCAACCCCGAGCTGTACCAGCAGCTCCGGGCAAAGTAAGAAAGTGAGGCTATTATATGGCACAGACTGGCACTTTTGGCGGCTTCGACTTCGACGTTGAGGTGTTCGGCGACTACATGGCCGAGCAGAACACCATCGACACCAGCATCGAGGCTTCCGGCATCATCAAGGACGACCCCTCTATCATGGGTCTGATCGGCGAAAAGGGCAACGTTGCAACCATCCCGTTCTATACCGAGCTGGACGCCACGGCAGATAAGCCCCTGAACAACGACGGCAAGACCGACAACACCCCCACTGAGGTCACTGGCAACAAGCAGACCACCATGCTCATCCAGCGCATGAAAGCATGGAAGGCTCAGGACTTCACCAAAGAGCTGACTGGCGCAAACCCGATGCAGCACATCGCAAATCAGGTCACACACTACTATCAGCAGGTCTGGCAGAATGTGCTTATGACCATCACGGACGCTGTGCTGTCTACCACCGATCTCAAGAAGCACATCTACGACATCACCAAGGTGGACGATGGCAAAGTTACTCCGGAGTCTCTGATCTATGCACAGGAGGCTGCTTTCGGCGACCACGCAATGAGCGGGGGTCTGCTCATCATGCATTCCACCGTCTTTGCAAAGTATCAGGCGGCAAATCTCGTCGAGTTTGAAAAGTACACCACTCCGGGCGCTTTGTCTCAGGCTTCTCCGCTGGCACGCATCGGCGGGATGGTCGTGATCGTAAACAACGCCTTCACCTCTGCGTCCATCACCGACGCTTCCATCAACGGCGGCAAGGCCACGACTGCATATAAGACTTATGTTCTGGGCGAAGGCTCTTTTGTGGGCTGCCGTAAGACCAACTACGAGAAGCCCTACTACACCGACTACGACCCCGAGAGCAAGGCCGGTATTCAGAAGCTGTACACCAAAGAGGGCCGAGTCATTCACCCCAACGGCATGAGCTTCAAGGTGGACAACGTTGCCGAAGCGTCCCCCAACGACACCGAGCTGAGTGCAAAGGCCAACTGGGAACGCCGCATGAAGCTGGAGAACATCCGCATCGGCCAGATGCTTTCTCTGGGCTAAAAATTCGGAGGTGACGTTGCATGACCGTCCCTGAACTGTGCGTCTACACGCACAATTTTTTTGACCGGGCAGACGACCCCGTTGCCGGGGAGTTTGCTTTTGAGCCGGATACCGTGCCCGCCGGGGTAGTGCCGGGGCAGTATTTCCTTGTGTGCGGATCCATCTTCAACGACGGCGTGCACAAGGCCGGGGACGGCGATTTGACCGCCGAGACCTTCACCGGGACGGTACAGCCCATGCGCGTGCCGCCTGACTTCGTGGCGCTGGCTGAAAAGATTGACGCATACGACAAGGCGCTCCCGTCCGGCGGCGTGTATGTGTCCCAGTCTTTTGCCGGGTGGTCCGGCACGATGGCTACAGGCGCGGACGGCCTGCCTGCAGACGGCAAGACCCGCTATAAATCCGAGATCAATCATTGGAGGAAGATGTGACATGGTCAATCCGTTCACTGCATCCACCGTGATGCAGGGCTTTACCAAAAAATACCGTTTTCAGACCCGCAGCTATGAGCCGGACGGCGTGGGCGGCTTTGTGTCCGGCTGGAAGGACGGCCCAGAGTTTGAGGCCGTGGAGCGTCACGATACCACCGTGGAAGCTCAGGTGGCAGAGCAGGCAGACACAGCATCCACCTACACGCTGCTTGTTGGCACCGGTGTTCCGCTGGCTTTCCCGGACTACATCAAGCGGGTGAGCGACGGGCAGACCTTCCAGATCACCAGCGCAGCAGACGAAACCAAGGCCCCGCCGGAATCCGGCATGGGGCTGCGGGCCGTCAAGTGCAAAAAGGCGGTGCTGCCGTAATGGGGCCGTCTGAGAGCATCAACCGAGCGCTGAACACGTTTTTCAACGGCTTTGGCATCCCGGGCTACCTGGAAGATAACATCCCTCCTGCCGCTTCACTGCCCTATCTGACCTACAAGCCCACCATCCCCGGCGGGTGGAACGAAACGGCATCCTTCCACGCCCGGCTGTGGTACCCCAGCAAGGGCGGCAGAGCCCCCATCCTGCAAAAAGAAGATACGATCAGCGCAGCCCTCGAGGACAGCATAACGCTTTCCTGTGAGGGCGGCGCTATTCTTTTGCAAAAAGGCACCCCATGGGCACAGCCCCTCGACAACCCGCCTGAAGGGTATCTGTGCGAATACCTCAATTTTGAAATCACGCAATTTTGCGAGTAAGGAGCAATATGGCAAGAAAGTTTACCAAGATCAGCGCAAAAGCATTCGAGTCCATGCAGATCAATGCCGGTGTCGTGCTGAACAAATTTGACCCGTCCGGCACGACCGAGATCCAGGACGCAGACATCATCTGCGCCACCTCCGGCGGCGTGACGGCAGAGTGCAAGCCCAACATCACCGACCTTGGCGATGATGTGGACAACTGCCAGAAAAACACCGCAGAGCTGATGCAGATCGAGGACTACGACTGCACGCTGGCCTTTACCGCCCTGAACGTCACAACGGACGTTATCAAGCTGGCGCTGGGCGCTGCGGATGTGAGTGACAAGAAAGTCACGCCCCGTATGACGCTGAATCCCACCGCCAGCACCGGAGACTTCAAGGACATCTGGTGGGTGGGCGATACCATCGACGGCGGCTTTGTGGCCGTCAAGCTGATGAACGCACTCTCCACCGGCGGCCTGTCCCTCAAGACCACCGACAAGGGCAAGGGCAATCTGTCCGTCACCTTGACCGGCTGCCCCCGGATGGGTGACGACGCCGTGCCTATGGAGTGGTACTACAGCCCCAAGGCCGCAGCATAAGGAGGACACCGCATGAAATTTTTGACAGAGCTGTCCGATGAAGAGTTTCTGCGCCACTGCTGGCAGATCGCCGATGTGGCAGAGGAGGTCTTGGAAAAATCCAAGATCATGGAGCTGCGCAAGGTTCTGCCGGTTCTGACCGGCGAGGAAACGCCGGAGGAGCTGGAACAGAAGAAGAAGGAGCAGGCAAAAAAGAACATTCAGGCTATGGCAAAAAGCTTGCTGTTCGACAATGCCGCTGCCACCGCAAAGCTGCTTCCGTTGCTCTATGAGCCGGACGTGGATGAAAACGGGGTGGTTGAAAACATCGGCCCGTTCAAGAAGATGCGCGCGGTAAAAGAGCTGCTGAACAACGATGATGTGATGGATTTTTTGCTCTGGTGTCTGCCGTTGGTGCTGGCGGGTACAGACGCCTGATTTCTTCCATCAGCCCGGACGCGCTGCGGCTGTTTGGCAGGCCGTATATTTTGCAGCACTGCCTGAACGCTTTGCGGCAAGAGCGCATCACACTCAGCTATCAGGCGTACATGACGGACGCTCTGGCGCACCTTATAGGCGCGGAAGAGCGGTGGTACGACATGGTGGCCGGGCTTGTGGAAAACCGCCCACAGCCGCCGCAGCCGTCCGCTGATGAAGTGATAGCACACATTAAAAATGGCCTGAACGGGGGTGATGGAACCTGAAACTTTTTGAATTGAGCGCCACCCTCGGGCTGGACGACAGCGCCTACCGGCAGGGCATCCAGAATGTGCAATCCGAGACGAAAAAGACCGTTTCTTCGCTGTCAGGAGAGTACAGCAAGGCCGCAAAGGCCGTAGTGGAGCTGACCAGACGCTACAACGAATCGGTGGGCAAGACCGGCAAAGCGTCCTCTGAGACCAAAAATCTCAAGACCATGTTGGCGCAGGCAGAAGCACAGCTCAGGGCAACCACGACCGCGCTGAAAGCTGCAAACAACGGCATGGATGGCTTTGCCAGCTCCACGGAGAAAGCGTCCGGCAAATCTCTGGCCGGTGCCATTGCGCAGGGCACGGTCATGGCGAACGTTTTCTCGAAGCTCGGCTCCGCTGCACTCAGTGCTGCAGAGGGGTTCATCTCTTCCGGCATCGAGTACAACGCCCAGATCGAGAAATACACCACCGGCTTTACCAATATGTTGGGCAGCGCGGAAGCGGCGCAGCAGGTCATGAGCCAGATCCAGGAAGACGCGGCAAAGACCCCGTTTGACGTCGAGTCCCTGACAAAGGCCAACCAGTACCTGATCTCTGCTGGCGAGAACGCTTCCTATGCCCGCAGTACCATCATGGCGCTGGGCGACGCGGTTTCTGCGACCGGTGGCGGCAACGACGAGCTGAACCGCATGGCGCAGAACCTGCAGCAGATCGCCAACACCGGCAAGGCTACCGCGGCCGATATCAAGCAGTTTGCTTATGCCGGCATCGACGTGTACGGCATTCTGGCCGACTACACAGGCAAGTCCACTGCTGAAGTGCAGAAAATGACCATCAGTTATGATCTGCTGACGCAGGCTTTGCAGGCCGCATCCGAAGAGGGCGGGCGTTACTACAACAGCATGGACACCCAGAGCCAGACCATGAATGGCCGCGTTTCCACCCTGAAGGATAATGTGAAGCAGCTGGCGGGATTGCTGACCGGCGATTTATCCAGCGGAATCGGCGTTGCGATTGGCAAGCTGAACGACATGGTCGTCGCAGCACAGGAAGCTTATAAGCTTGACGGATGGAGTGGTCTGATTGGAGAGATCACCGGCCTTACCACCGTCATTGACAAGGCCAAATCTTCGGCTGTTGGCCTAAAAGCCGTCTTTGACGCGCTGAAAAGCGGAGAAATAGGCATTTTCCACGGCGACTGGGACGCTGTCTACCAGAAAGCTTTTAACAACGACTACCAAAACAAAAAGGCCGGCAAAAAAGACACAAACTACTGGAAAGAATACGGCGAGCGTCTGAAAAAGCAGTACGGAATAAAAGAAACCAACATCAGCTCCATTACAACCAGCCCGTCTGGTTCTTCCGCTGGCAAAAAATCCAGATCCTCCGGCTCCAAGTCCACCACCGAAACGGTCATTTCGTCCATCTCCAGCACAGCTACCACCACCGCGCAGAATGCGCTGGGCGCTGTGACCACCAGCATCCAGACCCTTACCGAGAAGGTCAAGGACAGCTCCGGCAAGATCAAAGACCGCATCACCGAGACCACCACCACGACCGGCAAGGAGATGGTGAACGGCGTCGCCACGACCTTTAAGCAGGTCGAGACCAAAGTCAACGGCACGGTCACAAAGGTCACAAAGACCTATGATGACATGTCAAAAACGCTGCTTGGCACCTTTACCAACGTCTCGGAAACCACCGTTGACGGAATCACCGCAAAGGTGCAGCAGGCGGTGGAAAAGTACGCGGACGGCAGCGAGCATATCAAGAAGACCGTCACAGAGACTGGCCAGCGCATCGGCGAGAACGGCGCGGAGACCTACGAGAAGATCATCACCTACATCGACGGCGTTCAAGACAAGGTGACGGAGACCTCCAACGAGATCGACAAGAGCGTGAAGGGCACCCAAAGTCGCATTGACCAGCAGCTGAGCGAGGCTTCCGGCCAGCTGGATAAGGGCATTTTCGGGCTGGTAAAAAGCGCCTTTAGTGATGCCAAAAACGGCGACTGGGCAGGTCTTGGGCTGGATTTTGTCAATCTGATCTGGGGCGAAGTATCGCAGAAGCAGCGTGACGTGATCTCTGATTGGCTCAATAAGGCACTGACCGCGGTCAACGAGGGCTACTTCAGCGGTGGCATCGGCAAGGCATTTGATATCTTCCAGAAGCTTTTTTCTGACGGCGGGGTAAAATCCGATATCGACGGTGTGACCAATTCGGTCAAGGCTTTTGGTGAGATCGTCAACGGTCTTGCAGGCTCCGGCGGCGTGGGCGGCGCTCTAGGCAGCATCGTCCAGAGATTTTCCGGCATGGCTGGCGGCATCACCTCTGCACTGGGCAACATCGTGTCCTTTGTGGCAGCAAACCCCGTCCTTGCCCTGATCCTGGGCGTGGGCGCAGTCGCCGGCGGCATCGGCCTTGCCATGTGGATGGACAAGAAGAATAATCAGAAGCCCGTCAGCCACTACCAGAGTCCCTTTGACAAGACCGGCGTGTATGACAGTCTGGGCACCTTCTCCACCCGCGCAGCCCTGCAGTACCGCGTCACCGGCCAGCAGTCCATCGTTGACCGGCAGACCAACATTCTGGAACGTATCGAGGGGATGCTGGACGAGCATCTGCCGGACATCGGCAAGGGTCAGGTGGTCATGGACTCCGGTGAACTGGTGGGCGTGCTGTCGACCCGCATGGCGACCAACGTAGATGCACGCATCGGCGTGACAGTGGAACGGAAAGCGAGGGGTGTGTAATGGCAAAGCTTCTGGGGGCAAAAATCGGCAATTTTCACACCCTGACAGATTGGGGGCTGTACCTCAAGGTAGGCAGCCCTAAAATCGGCGCGGCAGAACCGGAAGAATACCTTGTGCAGGTCACCGGATCCGATTCACTGCTGAACCTGACCACATGGGACGATGGCAAGGTGCACTATAAAAAGCGCACCATCACCATGGAACTGCTGTGCAACGCGCCAAAAAGCAAGTGGCCCAGCATCGAAAGCACCATCGCCAACGCCATTCATGGCAAGTGGCTGCAGTGCCGCTTTGATGAAGACCCGGCGTGGTACTGGGAAGGGCTTTGGAAAGTCACACCCTCCCGCGACCGGCTTTCCAGCACCTTTACCATCACCGGCACCTGCAACCCCTTCAAGCGCAGCGTCTACGACGGCACCAACGACTGGCTGTGGGATGACTTCAACTTTGAAACGGACATCGTGCGCAACTACACGAATATCCCGCTCAAGGCGGGCGAGGACAAAGAGGTGTCCATCACCGGTGCACCGCGTGCGGCCGGCATCTACTTCCAGCGCAGCGAGACCGCCGCAAACATCGCGGTGTCTCTCAATGGCTTTGAGGTGGGCATTCTGGCCAAGTCCACCGACTGGCAGTATATCGAGGGGCTTACTATGCCGGATGGCGTGGTGGGCACCCTCGTTTTTGCTGCATCGGCAGACTGCAGCATCAGCATCAAATATTTGGGGGCAAGCCTATGAGTTACAAAGTTTATGCTGGTGTGCAGACGGATGTAGACACATGGAAAACTAAGGTCTGTATCCACGATATCAGCGATATTACCGACACGAAAAAGCTCATCAGCCCCACGCTGACCCGCGAAGTGGGTAAAGCTGGCTCTTTCGAGTTTACCATGCCGCTGGGCAATGTGGCACACTCTGCACTGCAAAAGCTCATGACGGTGGTGGAGGTGCAGCAGGGCGACAAGCAAAAGGACGGCAAAGAGATCTGGAGGCAGATCTGGCAGGGCCGCGTCATGAGCCACGAGCAGGACTTTCAGATGCGTCAGAAAATCTACTGCGAAGGGGAGCTTGCATATCTGAATGATAGCGGCATTGCGCCATACGCTGCAAAAAATGTGAGCTTTTCGCAATTTTTGGAATGGATCTGCGATAACCACAACGAAATGGTAGATGCATACAAAGCTTTTACTCCCGGCAATGTGCAAATGGACATTCCCATGATCGTGCCCTATATCGACGGCATCAAAGTCGTGCAGGTGGGTTACAGCTACGATTCTAATGATGGAGATTACATTTACCATTGGGGAATTGTAGATCCCGTGGATGGAAAGACGAATATTTTCTATGAGGAAACAGAGATCAACAAAGCTTCCTGCCTGAGCTGGGAAATCGATGAAGAGCACATTGCGAAAGGTCGCATTATTTCACGGATTGGAAGCAACAATTTCCGCGTGCGTCTGTTTGCAGCCTATGTAAAGGGCAAAACGTACGCTGCAAAGGTCGAAGTGAAAAAAGCCGAAATCGTCTGCGGTACTTGCAACAAGAATTTTGGCACGTACTCCATTTACAGCGTTGAGCAGGCATCTGAATCCAAGACCTTTAAGATCACCGAGCAAAACGGGAAATACATCCTTGCTATCAACGGCAAGACGGATCCCCGCTTTTTGTTTGATGTGAAGGAACCTACATACAGCTTTGGCGATGGAAAAAACTACGGCATTACATGGGACATCTTGCAGAGTGAGCTGGTTGAAAAGTACGGCGGATATCTGGTGCTGCGCCATGCAGAGGATCCTAACGGAAAACCGCGCCGGTATCTGGACTATCTGCAGGCGATCACCGATAAAAACAGCCAGACGGTGGCTTTTGGAACAAACTTGTTGGATTTGACCAACAACGTCAAAGCAGAGGATATCTACACGCGGGTGATCGCGGTAGGTGCCAAAAAGATAACATGGCTTGTTTTTTCGTGGGGCGAGACCATCACAGAAACCGCAAACGATCTGGCTGCACAAAAGCTTTTTGGCATCATCACAAAAGTGATCTTTATTGAAGGCATCGAAAGCACGCCGCAGTCTTTGCTGGATGCGGCAGAGGAAGAACTTGCCAAAAATCTGCGCTATCTGAACGGCATGACAGTCAAAGCGGTCGATCTGAAAGACGCTGATATTGATGTCAGCCGTATTGCAATTGGAAAGCAAACGCATATTTTCTCTGCACCGCATGGTGTAGATACCTGGTTGCTGTGCTCCAAGCTTGTTGAGCCGTTGGATTCGCCGGATAAAAAGGAGTTTACATTTGGCACTGAGTTTTCCAGCATCAGCGACCTGCAGGCTTTGAGTGCACGCAAAGCGTCCGATGCTTACGACTTGAGTCGATCGCTCAAAGGGTACATGTCAGGCTAATGAGACAGAAGGTGTTTTATGGATAAAACTTTTGACGAAGCCATTGCGGGAATTCGTAAGGCTGAGCGCGGCGTGGAAGTCCGTGAGGACATCGCACAGGGCATGGAGTACGTCAAGCAGTACGCCGAGGAAGTGACAGGCCAGCAGCAGGCCGCCCTGCAGGCTGCTCAGACCGCCGCCAGAGCAGCCAGCACCGCGACGAAAAAGGCCGCAGCAGCTGCAGAGAGCGAAAGCACCGCCCGGACCTCCGCCGCCGAAGCAGCCCAAAGCGCACAGTCAGCATCCGCAGACGCAAAGAGCGCGGGAAGCTCTGCCGCTTCTGCCAAAGCTGAAGCGGACAGGGCTGCGGCTATTGTACGCACCGACAAGACGCTAAGCGTCGAGGGCGCTCCGGCTGACGGAAAGGCTGTTGGTGACGCGCTGAAAGGCGTGATAAGCGCAGACGCTGTAAAGACCTTGATTGCAGACGCTCTGGCAGAAGACCATGCCAAAATCAAATTTTGGATTTCGGAAGACCCCACCAGCCCTGCCGCCCTGTTTGGCGGCACATGGGAGCAGATCGCATCGGAGCGCGTGCTGATGGGTGCGTCCTACGCCCACGCAGCGGGTACCACAGTCGAAGCCGGTTTGCCGAATATTACTGGCTCTGTTGTGCCTAAGTTAACAAATATTTACAATTCATTCATTTCTGAAAGTGGAGCTACAATGACAGGCGCTTTCTATAACACAGGGGTATTTAGTCCTTATGGCGGTGCTGATGCTTCTGTCACCAATAGTGTCCCGAAAGATTTGTATTTCGACGCTTCCCGCTCGAATTCTATTTACGGACGCAGCAGCACCGTGCAGCCTGCCGCCTACTATGTGCACATCTGGCGGCGCGTGGCATGAGAAAGGAGGTTTTGAACCATGAAGATCATTGACGAGACCGGCGCGGTCGTGGAGAACCCCGACCTGACACTGGGCTACCTGACCACCAGCACCGAAGAAGTCACCCACCCCGCCGTAAAGGGCGTGGAGGAGCAGTGGCACTGGGAGACCGTGATCGAGTATCCGAACGGTGGCAAGGACGTGCAGAAGATCGTTGACCGCCCAGGCGTACCGGCACAGGAAGAATGGGTGGAACAAGTGCCAATCCAAAAGTATGTCCGCTACACCGCCGAAGAGCTGGCCGCGCAGGAAGAAGCGCGCAAAAAGGCCGAAGCCCGGGAGAAGCTGCCGGAGACGGTGGCGGCACTGCAGGAAGAAAACAAGACACTGAAAAAAGAAAGCGAGATGCTCAAGCAATGCTTGCTTGAAATGAGCGAGATTGTTTATGCATAAAATTACGCAAAAATTAGAAAGGATGGTATTTATGATGGCAATGTTGTGGGCACAGGAGATTATGTCTGCTGAGACTATGGAGGATGCAAAGGCGCTGTATGAGCGCTGCCCCCGCCTGCTGAAGGAGAAAGTCAAGGCAATTCTTATCAAGAGCGGGTTTGAGGAGATCACGCAGTAAGGAGGACGCTATGGCTGAAATCATGGATGTGTCCCGGCATCAGGGCACGATTGACTGGGCAAAAGTCAAGGCAAGCGGCAAGGTGGACGGCGTGATAATTCGCGCCATGGGCAACAGTGCAGCGGGCAGGCCCAGTGCGCCCTACACTGACCCGCAGTTTGCCCGCAATTACAGCGAGTGCAAGCGGTTGGGCATCCCCTGCGGCGTGTATGGCTACTTTAAAGCAGTCAACCGGGAGCAGGCCGACAAGGAGCTGGCCTATTTCAAGAAGCTGCTCACCGGCCGGAGCTTTGAACTGCCGGTGGCCGTGGACATCGAGGACGATGTGCAGCAGCCGCTGGGCAAGGTCGCACTGACCGACCTGACAGCTTACATGCTGAGCACGGTGGAAAGTTGGGGCGTGTACGCCATGCTGTACACCGGCCTATGGTTTGGCAGCACCTTCCTGTACATGGGCGGCGCTGCCCTGAAACCCTACGATGTGTGGCTGGCTGCCTACCGCACGAAGAAGCCCGCGCCCAGCTGGCCCTTTGGCATGTGGCAGTATACCAGCAAGGCCCGTGTACCCGGTGTGATCACCAACGTGGACATGAGCCACGCATACAAGGACTATGCGGGTATCATCAGCAAGAAGGGCCTGACCCGTCTCCGGGAGGGTAAATGACCGAAAAAGAAGCTTTACTGTGGGTGCTGGGCATCCTGGGCAGCCTGTGCGCTGCGGTCATCACCATCGACAAGGTGCTGGACATCATCCACAAGTACGTCAAAAATGCACAGGCCCCCGACGATGCGCAGAACAAGCGAATGGATACGCTCGAAAAAAGACTTGGCGTGCTGGAACAGGGACAGCTTCAGCACGCACAGGCCCTTGCAAGAGACCTGCGCCGCTTTGACGGCCTCGATGAAGAAATGCGTCTCGTACTCGTTGGCGTACAAAATCTTTTGGATTCGCAACTGTCCGGCAACAATCGCGAAGGTATGCAAAAAAGCAAATCCGATATCAACAACTACCTGCTGAAAGGAGTAACAAATCATGGAAGCAATGTTTAACTTTATTCCCGCACCCATCGCACTGATACTGATGCTCATCGGCTTTGCCGCGCTGGCCGTTGGTGCCATCCGGCTGGGGTACAAGCAGTACGTCAAGCAGTGGGCGCTGGAGCTCGTGACCATCGCTGAGGACAGCATCATGGGCAGCGGGCAGGGTGCAAAGAAAAAGGCACAGGTCTTTGCCGCACTGCGCGGCGCACTGCCGGACTGGCTGAAGCCTTTTATCACCGATGAAGTGCTGGACAGCGTGATTGAAAAGGCCGTCAGCATGATGAAAAAGGCACTGGCAGAAAAGAAGCCTACCATCAACAAGGGGTAATTTATGATCGAGCAAAGCGTATCTCTCGCATCCAATGGCGTCGTCAAAGTGCCGGGCTATGAGCAGCTGGTGCGCTTTGGCTACACCAAGAACAGGGGCGTGTACCGCCTTGCCGTCACCGCTTCCGGCGAGTGGGAAGGGCTGGCTATCCGCTGCTTCTGGCACGCCCCGGACGGCAAAGACCCGCCCTCCTCGCTGGTGGTGGACGGCTATGTGGATGTGCCTGCCAGCGTCACTGCACAGCCCGGGAGCGGGTGCATCACCTTTGAAGGCAGCGACGGCACAAAGGACGGCACAGAGCCGGAACCGGGCACTCCTGCATGGCAGCAGCTGGTAGATGCCGTGCACACCGATGCCACCGCCGCAGAGCAGGCCAAGACCGATGCACAGACGGCAGCACAGCAGGCCGCCACCAGTGCGGGCAGTGCAGACCAGAGCGCTCAGGAAGCCGCTGACAGTCTGCAGGAGCTGAAGGACGGCATTGCAAACGGTGACTTCAAAGGCGAAAAGGGTGAAAAAGGTGATACCGGCCCGCAAGGCCCTAAAGGAGAGACCGGCCCTGCCGTAGCACTGGACACCACCCTCACCCACGAGGGCGAAGCCGCTGACGCAAAAGCTACAGGTGACGCAATCAGCGCAGTAAAGACCCGTCAGAACGTCCTTGTGGGCACGGAGACGGGCAACCCGCTCAGTGTTGACGACGCCTTCGCTGCGCCCCTGTGCGGCCTGACCGTGTACGGTCGGAGCACGCAGGACGGCACACCCACGCCAGATGCGCCTGTGCCTATCGTGAGCGCAGGCGAGGGCGGGAGCATGGCGGTGAAGGTGACGGGGAAAAATCTGCTAAACCCGGCGCTGTTCCAAAATCATAAATATCAGAATTTCAATGTCGAAACCGGTTATTATGTGATAGATGACTCAAATGACTATTGGATAACAGGCATTCAACCGTGCTTACCGAATACAACCTATCACCTTAATGCATACACAGAAGGTGGTTGCTTTTATGATGAAAAAAAGAATGTGCTCGGTACTATCGGATTTGAGTTTACAGTTAAAACGCCAGTAAAATGCGCGTATTACTGTGCCAATTTTGCAGTAAATAGATTGCCCTACGGCTCGCCAATCATTGCAACAGTGAGTGAACCTGCCACCTACTCCCCCTACCGTGAACAGCTTCTCACGCTTCCCACACCCGCTGGTCTTCCCGGCATCCCTGTCACCTCTGGCGGCAACTACGCTGACAGCACAGGCCAGCAGTGGGTATGCGATGAGGTGGACTTGGAGAGAGGAGTGAAGGTGCAGAGGGTTGATAAAACGGCTTTTGACAGCACAAAAACGTTGGCTGAACAAAATGCAATTCTCGCCACCCCCATCGAAACTCCGCTCACCCCTGCCGAGATTGCTGCCTACAAAGCTATCACCGCTTACGCGCCAGACACCGTTGTGCAAGCGAGCGACGGCGCTGGGGTTAAACTGGACTACCAGCGCGATGTGAACATTGTAATTAAAAAGTTTGAGGATGCCATTGCGTCCATGACTACCACTTAAAGGAGATATACATTATGGCTATCAAAAGTAAAGCACGGCACGACCTGACCCTGCGCTCTATCAAGCGGGAAATTACTGCAGGACGCGATGTGGCATACTGGTTGGACAAGGCGTACGCCCATCTGGACAGCGGCCTGCTGACGGAGGACGACATCGCAGAGGTGGAAGCCCTTGCACAGGCGTACTACGATGCACTGGACGCTGAGGACAAGGCGAACGCTGAGGAAATCACACTGTAAGGAGGCAAAACACATGAACGCAGTAAATGTCGAAGATTTGCTCGATTTGATCGAATCCATGAAACGCATATCTGCGGATGAAATTATCGCTGCATCAAAAGAGAACAACAAGCTGGAGCGCATTGCACACATCGCAACGGAAGCAACTTATACGGCTGTTATCGAAAAGTTGGAAAGCCTCCACGTGTACGCAGTAACCGTTTTGGATAGCAAGGAGTAAAGCAATGAGTAGGCTCGATTCAAGAAAAGTAACTGGCTTCCAGCAGGACAGGATGAAGTTTGTCCTTGACAGTGCAAAACAACTTGAAAAATGTATCAATGATGTTTGCCATGATGGACGTGAAAAGTCTCTTGCCATGACAAAACTAGAGGAATGCGTGATGTGGGCAAACAAATCAATTTCGTTTGAAAACGGCTAAAGGAGGATATCATGGGCACTGCATACGAGCATTTTGTTGACACCAACAAAATGTACGCCGCACAAGAGCAATTTCGTGACCTCACGAAAATGGTCTGCGCACGTCTTCGCGGCCTCACGAAAACATACCATCCCGGCAATGTCAACAAAATGGTGACGTTTTGTCACCAGTTTGCCGTGCTTGGCAATATGGTGCGCAACGCCGGACAGCTGCCGCAGCCCTTCTGGCTCGGTGCTGCCTGTGGCGGCGGCTCGCATAGTCTTTCCGCCGGCGTTGCAAGGGCTTGATGCAGAACAGATAAAAGCTGTGATAAAACGTGCGCCGCTTGGGAGGTATGACCGGAAAATCGCCCGGTTGCGGTACGTTGACCAGCTATGCCAAGTTGATATTGCAGCGCGTGTGCCGTATTGTCGGACATCCATCGGCAATAGGCTGAAAATTATTGATAAAATACTGAATGTGTGATACTATACTTTTAATTGGGTGCGTTTTCTTGTGAAATGCATTGAAGCGGCAGGCTTTCGGGTCTGCCGCTTTTCTTTTTGCACGAATTATGGTATAATTATCTTAACAAATCCACCCGGCCTCTCGAAGAAGCGCATTAGGGTGGATATCTGAACCCGCTAAGCCTCTCAACGATGCGTATCATGGCGGGTCTTTTAAGATGATACAGTCTCCCGCCCGCCTACTTACAGTGCGTACCATGCGGGAGACGCCTTTAGACTTGAAAGGCTCCGGCCTTTGTAGAGAGTGGCATTGCCTGTGGGCGGTTCCGCTCTTGATTTTAGACTTTGCCGCTTTGGCGGCACAAAACCCCCGGTGTTCCGTTTGGAGCATCGGGGGTTTCTTTATGCAAGCGCTTCCCTGACTGTCTTGCAGTGGAGAGAAGCGTGCTTGAAGAAGCTTCTTGCTTCTTCGTAGGTGACAAAGCGGACGGTGGCTTCTGCACCGAGTTTACCCTTTTCCCGCAGGGTCACAGAGTATACTCTGCCTTCGGGGAAGCTGCTGTTGACCATCGGCTTCCTGTTCGGCATAAACGGAGACGGGATGGAGGTGAGCTCTCCGCTTAACGTGGTGCAGAACTCGTCATAGTGGCTTACCCCATCTTCCGTAATGAGATATGGCTTTTAAATTTTGTTATTCATAATTCAACCTTCCTTTCAGTCATATAAAGCCCACGGATTTCATCCGGTTAAGGTTATAGCAGATTATAATGCTCTGCCAACAGAAACCTGACGTATGTGGGGCACGCACGCTTTTTGCCGCACCAGTCCTGCACGGTGCGCCGCGGGACGCCCGCTTGCTTTGCAAAAGCGGTCTGCGACAGGCCAGTGCGGGCCACCAGCTCACGCATTGGAAGATGAGCTAAATCCCAGATGGTGGACAGCCTT